GTAACTAACTTGACCTCCCCAAAGTTTGCTACGTTCTTACAAGTGTGAAGTGCATTGATGGTTTCTTCTATTCGATTTGTATTATCAATCGCAAAGCATGTAACTCTGGATAGATCAAGCATGTTTAAAATCCTCTACGACTGTTTCAATATAGTCAATCATATCATCAGTAATGACTGGAGAACAACCCAAGAAGAACACTTTGTTAAGAACCTTATTGGCTTCAGGATACTTCATAGCATCATCAAGATGTGAGTAACCAGGATGAAGAAGAATGTTACCTGCAAAGTAGTTACGTGTCTGAACTTTATTCTTCTCAAGATGAGCAACAAGAGAGTGTTTTAGTTTCTTATCATCACATACAATGGGAACACCAAACCAACTTGTCTCACTATCCTCACGCTCATTCACTACACGACAACCAGGGATTGTCTCAATGATACTCTGAATACGTTCCTTATTCTTTCTTCTCAGTCTATGGATGTCATCAAACTTCAGGAGTTGAACTGAACCAACTGCACCTTGCATGTCAAGTGGTTTCAAGTTGTAACCCATCTGAGAGAACACATACTTGTGGTCAACGATGTCTTCGTAACCATCCAACCAAGTATCAAAACGACGGCCGCAGACACCGTTAGAGAGTAGGTTCTGTTGTCCTACACAATAACATCCACGACCCCACCAAGCAAAACTACGAGCAAGATCAATGATTGCTTTGTTGTTTGATGACACCATACCACCTTCAATGGTACAAATGTGATGTGCAGGATAGAACGAACACGATGCAGCCACTGCGTGTTTGGTGAGATAGTCACCTTTATATCTACTCCCAAGACTGTCACAGTTGTCTGCAATGATATGAATATCTTTACTCTTACAAAGTTCTACCAATCTATCGATGTCATAAGCATTACCAAGGACAGGAGAGGAGAATACTGCACGAGTTCTTTCAGTAATCTTATCTTCTACCTGATCCATATTCCAGTTCAGGTCATCCCAGTTGATGTCAACGAAGACTGGCTTCAGACCAGCCTGAACCACTGGTGCAATGGTAGTTGCAAAACCACAAGAACATACAATAATCTCATCACCATCTTCCCACCCATAGTATTTCTTGAGTGCAGCAATCATTACCAGGTTGGCTGATGAACCAGAGTTCACCATCACAGAATGATCAAATTCAAATCTATTAGAGAACTCTTTCTCAAACTTATTCACCTTCTCACCAGAAGACAACCACTTACCTTTCATTACTGCGTAGATAAGTTCTTGTGCCTCTAGGTCATTCCAATATGGTCCAGAGTAATATACATTGTTACCTGGCTTCCAATCTTTGTTAGCCATGAATGGAAACACATTATCATCCATCTCCTTGGCGGATTGAATGAAGTTTTCAATCAACTGATACATGGTACTCTCTATCTCATAAAATTATAGTACGGAGTCGTGAGTCTGTAAAGATCATACTCCTTTTGACAATCAGTACCATTGAAGAGTTTACCTTCTCTATCGATGTAATCCCAATCCCGGACGATCATATCGTCACCTCTCCACCAACCATTGGAAGTTTTATGGTCAAACCAGTACTTGGGTGCAATGACCTTGGGCGAGACATTAGATGTCCATACTGGCCAGAAGGAGAATGTTGATGCGGACATAATGACGTTCCTAGCATTATGTAGAATAGAATAATCAACACCGATATTACCTCCTATGTATTTGAAGAAACCTGTTCCCTGTTCAATGTCTTCTTGTTCATTAAGAGTAGTTGCACCTACAACTTCTGCCCATGGAATAAACTTGTTTGCATTCTCTGGATCATCAGTCACAACCACAAACTTCATATTGGGGTTGTGTTCCAACATTCTATCACGGGCATTCTCATAGAACTTTGGTTCTAACCATGATGCAGTAATCAAATACTCACCACCACGGAAGTGAATGACACAAATATCTTCATCAGAATACTCAGTAACATTTACATTATGAGATAACCACTGACGAATATCATCCTTACAGTCATTGATATACTCTAAACACTGAAAGAGACCATCAATCTTTGAGTTGTCAGGAAGATTATTCCATAGACCAGGATCAAAAAAGATACCACTATGACCACACTGTGGAAGAGGATCATTCCTCTCACGAATGTAATGAGTGATACCATCAGGCAATGATTCTGGTGGTTGTCCCTCTCTAGGAGTATGACCACCTGTTACTTCTTCACCATAGTCAAAGTCAGGCATAAACTTACGTGCCTTAAATGGTGTAGATTTTTTTACGCCCCACTTATATCCATGTCTATGTGCAAGGATTCTAGATACCACCAGGTTCCAAATCTGGTTTCCCAGTCCAGAACCCCTATAGATTTCAGTTACAATCATTTGATCAAATAAGAATACTTCTCTTGGTTGTCTATGAGATACTGTGGGAACCTATCTTCATCAAAGTGAGTAATACAGTATGATGCATTGTCCTGACCCAGTGGTGACCGACCATCTTTCAATCTCTGTTCGAGTTCACCAATCAATTTTTCATTGTTGAGTTCAGTATGTGCAGAAGACTTAATCTTCTTCATCACTCTCTCGTACATAGTACACTCTTTGTCACTACCAACTGTACTCCAATGCCACCCACCAGGATATATTCTTAGATTATTCTCTTGTGGGAGTTCACGTCTCATATCTGTTAGTGAATACTTCTTCAATGTACCAAAATTACACATCTTAGTACCAATCCATCTTGGACCCTCATCTTCATATTCAAAGTCTTTAGTCTGGGAAATAATCGTAGATGAAGTTTCAAACCAATTCAATGCAGCCTGATAGTTATCTTGTGCAAAGTTATATACCGTACCAGGTTCATAGAAGTCCTTAATCTGTTCAATGACTTCTGGGTTAGGTACTTCATCTAAGTCAGACCAGATGATTACATCTTCATCAGAACAATGTTCTTTGAGAACATCCATGATGCTATCCTTGTAAAAAGTATCTCTCATGAAAGATTCTTTTTTTACATTATACTTTACACCTTGTGCCTGAAGTTGTTCAGATGTTGGTTCTTGAATCTTAGTGTAGATAATCTTATCTTCAAATTTTTTGAACCGTTTATCAGCTACATCAAACACAAAACCTTTATCTTCGCCAGAGAATGTTTTACCACCTTCACTGAACACAAAGTAATCTACATAAGGATCAAGAAGATTCATACGAATCTCCAGTAGATCTAGTTCATAACCAAACAAAAATACATCAAATACTTTCATCTCAACCTCTCAGTTTAAACAATGCATCACCACCTTCCACATCATTGTATGGCCAGTTCTGTTCCATATCATACCCAACCAGAAGATCAGTAACTGTCTGAAGGTTAGTAGCACCCTCATACATCTCTTCTTCGTGATACTCCGTGTAAATATAATCAATCTTACCGATCATATTTTTTGCACCACGGAACACTTCCTTCTCTGCACCTTGAACATCCATCCACATAAAGTCGATATGTTTGATGCCATTCTCATCACAGAATGAATCAATACTCCGAGTTGTTACTTCAATCTTCTCATCATACTGAATCATTGGCCAACGATTCCCATACTTAGGACTATTGATAATAGTCTTCGGTTCATAGATTGAACCAGAATAACGACCCCAGTCTGTACCACCACCAGGACCATTTACATTTCTACTTCTAGTAAATGTGGTTTTACCATCCTGTGCGGCAATTGCAACAGAAGTAAAAGTATGACGACCATCAGACCTTAGTTTTGAATTAGAGTTACCTTTAACATCTACACCACCAACTTCAGACATTGCTTTGATGTTGGTAGGGTCAGGATCAAAAGTATAGATCTTGAGATTAGTCCCAAACTTACTGAGGAACTGTCTAGTATCAGTTCCGTCAGCACAACCAACTTCAAAAATTACAACCTGATCACGATTACCTATCAGTTCGTGAATTCTATCAACAGAGATTCCCATCTGCATTCTCCTCAATTTGTGTACAAATCCATTCGTATGTTTTACGGATACCCTCTTCCAGAGTTTGGGTGTAATCCCAACCAAGTTTCTCACGGATAAGGTCATTGTTTGAATTACGACCGCGGACACCCGTAGGAGCATCGAGTTTATATATCTTTCTGACTACCTTGTCAGAAACTTTAGCAGCAGTTTCAACCAACTGATTAATACTAACCATCTCCTCAGAACCAATATTAACTGGTCCCTGGAAGTCACTATCCATCAGTCGTCGAGTTGCTTCAATGCATTCATCAATGTACAAGAAGGAACGAGTTTGTAAGCCATCTCCCCACACCTCGATACCTCCACCGACGTTCGGGAGGTAAGCAACTTTACGGCAGATTGCAGCTGGTGCCTTCTCTCTTCCACCGTCCCAGGTTCCTTCAGGTCCGAAGATATTGTGATACCTAGCAACCCGAACAGGGATCCCATGGTTACGATTGTAAGTAAGGTAGAGACGCTCAGAGAATAGTTTCTCCCATCCATATTCTGAGTCTGGTGCTGCAGGATATGCTGATGATTCACGACAGTCAGGATTATCAGGATCAAGTTGATTGTGTTCTGGATACATACATGCAGAACCAGAGTAGAAGATCTTAGTCTTGTTTACATCCTTATCTAAATTAAGAAGATGTTGCTCTTCAAGGACATTCAGATTGATAGACACAGAGTTATGCATGATATCTGCATCGTTCTCACCAGTGAATACAAATCCCGCACCACCCATGTCAGCAGCAAACTGATAGATCTCATCAAAAGGTGACAGAAACTTATCTACAATCTGTGCATAGAACCCACCATTCACACCAGTGGTACGAATACAACGACGGACAAAACTTCTATCACGCAAGTCACCTTGAATGAATTCGTTTGCTTCAGTGTCAGAATACTCTGGTCTCTTTAGGTCAACACCACGAACCCAGTAACCTTCTGATCGTAGTCTCTTCACCATATGACTACCAATAAACCCACCCGCACCTAGTACCAGTGCGGTTTTCTTAAATTCAGACATACATTTAATTTGTTACTTACTATTTATTTTACCAAAAATTGTTATGAAGTCAATATGCTTTACACATCATTTCGACACCAGTATCAATTGTGAGGTTTGGAACATGACCATAAGATGAAAGTTTGTCTACATTCATTGTAAAGTTTTTGATCTGTAGATACTTCTGATCCTCAGGCATCTCTGCACTAATCAACTCACTATTACTTCCAACATAGTCCTTTGCAAACTCGATGACTTCTCTAAACGAACGAGATACCCCAGTACCAATGTTATAGATGTTATTGGTATCGGACTCATCCATCAATAAGTTCATTGCACTACACACATCTTCGACATGCATGTAGTCTTTGACATAGTTACCACCATCATACAATACGATATAGTCATCATTCTTCAGACGACGGATCATATAACCTAGAACATTCTTACCTTGTGATACTGTTGGATCAATACCAAAGACATTACCAATTCTAAAGATACGATACTTGATACCAAAGGTCTCACAATAAGAGACCAGAAGTTGTTCTGCACATCTTTTAGTAATAGAATAGAACCCAGTTGGATTACAACAGTCAGTCTCTTTAGCATCTAGAATATCATTACCATAAACAAATCCTGAACTTACAAAGTTGATTACAGTATCAGTTCTCTTACAATGCGATAAGAATTCAGTAAAGATTTTTAGATTGACATCGATATCAACCTGTAGATCCTGAAAGACATTCTGATTAGTTGTTGTACTAATAAAATACAACACATTCTTGGTATCAAAATGTCTTTGACCACGAGGAATGATTACATTACCGGGGTACATTCGTTCATATGTTGAACCAATATATCCAGTTCCTCCAAATAAAGAAAGGTCAGTCATACTTTTCACACTCACTCATAGTCTTACCTAGTTTATCTTTGTCCGAAAGGATTGGTGTTGGTGTTGACCATGGAATACCAAGGTCTTTATCATTCCACAGAAGAGTTCTATCGTACTCTTTGTAGTAATAGTCAGTAGTTTTATATGCAACATGACAGTTGTCTAGCATACAATAAAACCCATGAGCAAACCCTGGCGGAACCCACAACATGACTTCTGGCGAGTGTAAATCAATTGAATACGACTCACCAAAAGTCTCTGAGGACTCTCTCAAGTCTACTATGACATCCAGAATCCGTCCGGACATACACCGAACAAGTTTACCTTGTGGTTTCTCTACCTGATAATGAAGTCCTCTGAGGACATTTACTGAAGAGTTGGAGTGATTGTCTTGAACAAACTCAACATCTAACCCAATCTCTTTGAATGAATTAGAGTTGTAAGATTCTAGAAAGAATCCTCTACGATCTTTATACTTATCTACTTGAATAACAAATGCGTCCTTGAGAGGAATATCAGTTCTGTTCATAATAATATTTGATAGTTTTTAAGAGACCTTCTTCGATATGTGTCGATACAGTCCAAGGTGTTTCAGTTGTGATCTTATCATTGGATGTTGAATATCTTTGATCATGTCCAAGTCTATCTTCAACAAAGTTAATATTTGGTTCTTTCTTCATTAGTTTAGCAATCATATGAACAAGTTCAATGTTCTTAAGTTCACATTCACCACCAACATTATAACTCTGACCCACTCTACCCCTCTTAGAAAGTTCTACAAGGGCCTTACAATGATCATCAACATAGATCCAGTCACGAATTTGTAATCCATTACCATACACATCAACTGGTCTATCATTCATAAGACTTAAGATAGTTTTAGGAACCATCTTCTCATGGTATTGTCGTGGACCATAGTTATTAGAACAGTTTGTAATAATAGTTGGTAATCCGTATGTAGTGTGGTATGCATTTACAAAATGATCACTCGAAGCCTTAGACGCAGAGTATGGATTCCTTGGTCTATACCGTGATATCTCATTGAAGGAACCATATGCAATAGAACCAAACACCTCATCAGTAGAGATATGCATAAATCTACTTACTTCATGTTCTAATGCACACCGAAGAAGATTGACAGTACCAATAATATTAGAATAAATGAAAGGTTTACAATCTTTGATTGAATTGTCTACATGACTTTCTGCAGCAAGATGAAAAATCTTTGTAATACTTTCATTCTGAAATACATCTCTTACTGATTCCTCATCAGCAATATCTGTCCGATAAAACTTTACATAATCTGGAAGATTAGTTTCATCTGCAGCATATGAAAGTTTATCTACACAGATAACTTCTTCACCAAACTGTTCTAGGTAATGAAGAAGATTACTTCCAATAAACCCAGCTCCACCCGTAACTAGAATACTCATTTTACCTCGTATTTTTTTAGAATATCTGTGGAATATTGTGCAGGTTCTCTGACTTCAGGTTCCTGTTTAAGTTTATCCAACCTCTGTTTCTCTAGGGTATAAACTCGTTTACGGAGTTCAGTAGAAGAATACTTATGTCGTCTCAAGTGATAATGGATCTCGATACCATTGTCAATACAATATTCTTTTCCAGTGAAGTCTCTGTCCTTATACTCCTCACTCAAGAACCGAATATCCATCCTCTGTGTCTTGATCATGTTCAACAAATCATCTTCAGTTTCATACACCAAGATCTCATCAACATACTTACAACCTTGGAGTTGAACATACCTCTCGTACACACTCTGGGTGGGTTTGTTTTTGATACCTGGTCTATCAATAGTAGGATCAACCTGAAGAGCAACTACAAGATAATCACATAGTTCTTTTTCCATCTTCAACATTGTCACATGTCCTGCATGAAACAAGTCAAAGGAACTACAGTTAAAACCAATCTTCATATGAATAATTACAATATCTCTATATGTATTGTATTAAAAAAGGAGGCCTTTGTCAAGACCTCCTAGTATAGGGTTCATGCCGCGCCACTTGCTCTTTAGAGAAGCAAGAAACTCATATCAGAGTTTACCTTTAGACAGTTTTTCAATATTAAGACCAGGTGCCTGTTTTAGAATACTAAGTAACAAGTCTACTTTGGCTTCTAGATCACCACTAACCGGAGCAGGAGCAGTTACGGCAGGGGCGGAATTCTTTTTTCGAACTTCTTCCCCAACCTTTTTGACACCAGCCTCAAGAGCCTTAAGTCTGGTTTCCACTTCCTGATCATACTGAGACATATATGCTCCAGTATCTGATGTTTTTCTACTAGACATAATCGAAATACAAATCTGTTCTATTTATTATTATCTAAAAACTCTGTCCCTTACATAACAAGGAACTCCTGCCGGATCTAACCATTTCGTATAGTCTAGGTCTTCCATTGCGGTCAACATTTGCATCTGGTTATCGCACAGATACATATCACTGTAACGTTTACTCCAACTGTCTGCCTTTTGAATTCGATAGTCGGGCATACCATTGATTTCCAATGTACCACACTCAACATATCGATAAGGAAAATGTTCTAGAAGAACTTTCATCAACCAACTTCCACACTTTCAAGGTCTTCAGCAATACAATCTATGAGAATATCATAATCATCGAGAGGATCACCAGAAAAAGTGACACCATCATTCTCATAAAATTTACGAACCTTCTTGTAAAGTTTTGGATTCTTTACATCAAGGAAGAATTCCCCATTGGCTGCAGACCGGAGAGTTGTGATGTCTTTTTTGAACTTAGAAGTAATAGTCATTGTCTTTCGTGTTGACCTTAGTAGTATAAGGGTTTTGACTGTATGAGTCAAGAGGACAGTCTGTGAACTGTTCTCAATGCTTCTTGTGGGAATCGGACCCACCTTCGACGTGTTATGAGCACGTTGCATTCGCCAGATTGCTAAAGAAGCGTTTTTGGGCGAGGGTGTCTGACCACGATAATCTACGATTCAGCAGAGGGGACCCTTCGTTTAATACAACTTTCCTTGTTGTACCCAATAGGACTACCGAGAATTGAACTCGGTTCACACCGTTATAAGTAGTGGGCATTAACCAATATGCGATAGTCCCTTTCGCTTCATTAAGAACCTTCGTTGTGTTCTGTGTATATTCGCAGAGTATCATCATCAGCAGGCATCATTACAGCAGCCTGTCCGTTCTCATTGACTATACCAAAAGTCTCCCCATTCTCTACCCTTTCCATCAACTCATCCCAACGATTTTGATACTCTTTCACCGTAAAGACTTCCATCATCTCATTTGTAGTTGATTTATTTATTGTACTGTTACCTGACTTCAAAGTCAAGTCTCTTTACCTTACGTCTACGTCTTTGTTCCTGATACATCAAGTCTGCTGCGGTCAATATATTATGACTATCATCAAGTTTATTGTTTGATACAATCAATACTTTAGATAAATCAACAGCAGAAATCTTATCATCAGTAAGTGTGGTGTTATTAGGACAACCACATGTCTGAGTCTTTGGAGAACTCGTAAGTTCCGTATTACAATTTTTGCATCTGATAACTAACATGATTCATTAGATTGATACGACATGCTCGAAGAGGGGATCGAACCCCCGACAACTTGAATGTAAATCAAGTGTTCTACCTCTGAACTATTCGAGCTAACTGACCCATTAGGACTCGAACATAGGACAACAGAGTTAACAGCTCCGTGCTCTACCAACCGAACTATGAGACAATAATGGGGCGAGCTAGGTTAACTATACCATGTGAAGTGGGGTTTGTCAAGGGCTTTAAACAAGAGAGTAATCGTCCCATTCACTAACTCCACTGGTATTAAGATCCAAATATACGTTGTTAAAAGGTGCTTTTGGTTGGACTTTCAAAACCATACTAGTTTCTGAAAGTAATTTATCACCTTTTTTTAAATTACATTTTCTACAACAGCTTACTAAATTGTCCCAATTATTTGAACCACCTCTAGATTTTGGAACTACATGATCGATAGTTAGATCTTTAACTGATCCACAATACTGACATGTATAGTCATCTCGTTTATAGATTAATTTTCTTTTAGGGTACGAATTAAGAGCAGATCTAAATGGAATCCTTACATAATTAACAAGTCGTATAATCCTTTTGTTTATAAGTTTTGCCTTGTCTTTGAATAAAAGCACTACCGCCCTTTTCCAATCAGTAAAATGTAAGGGTTCGTATGAACTATTTAAAACTAAAATTGTTGAATTTGGTTGGACTGATAAGTTCATTTTCTCGACCTATACTTGTTTTATTTAATAAAGAAAATGGCACTCTCTGTAGGATTCGAACCTACGGCTTCTTGGTTCGTAGCCAAGCACTCTGTCCAACTGAGTTAAGAGAGCATTGATTTGGCGAAGGGTGAGAGATTTGAACTCCCATCGCAAGGTTTTGGAGACCTGCATCTTACCGTTAGACTAACCCAACGAATGCCCGATACAGGATTTGAACCTGTAAAACCTTGTTTCTAAGACAAGTATGTATTCCAGTTCCATCAATCGGGCTTGGTTCCAGAACTAGGATTCGAACCTAGACAAACACAGTCAAAGTGTGTTGACCTGCCATTTAGTCGATTCTGGATTGGAGTTTCAGGTTGGATTTGCACCAACGATAGGAATTTTGCAGACTCCTGCCTTACTACTTGGCTACTGAAACATATGGGTTTGGTGGGACTTGAACCCACAACGTTTCGGGTAAGAGCCGACTACTCTATCCAATTGAGTTACAAACCCAAAGCCCCCGACCCGACTTGAACGGGTGACCTGCTGTTTACAAAACAGCTGCTCTATCCAACTGAGCTACAGAGGCGGGGTGCACGACGGGACTTGAACCCGCATAAACTAGAATCACAATCTAGTGCATTAGCCAATTATGCTACGTACACAGTGGTCGTAAGTGGATTTGAACCACTGACTACTTCCTTATGAAAGAA